GTCCAGGGGATACTTGGGGTCCGTGATCCCGATCCCGAGCTTGTCCCCGACAAGCCGAGCCCGCTCCCGTACCGATCCGCGGTCGTCCCGGTTGTAAAGCCCGACCGCAGTCTCTCTCGCTCCATCGGTGACGGGGAATACGTGGATGCCGCCGCCCTCGTGTGTGAAGGGGCCGGCGCGGTAGCGGTCGACGGAGGTCATATCGGATCAATGAAGCCGCTGTTCATATTGGTGGGAACACTGCTGATCCTCACAGCCGGAGGACGATGGCTGAAGGATCAGTTCACGGTCGGAAACTACTGGGCTTTCGCCTGGTGGATGGCCGGCGTGTGCGCGCTGGCGTGGATCGTCATGCACGACCACGAGCGGCAAGACATCATGGACGGCGTTCGCCGGTTGCTGTGTCGACAGCCTGAGGACGAAGACCGGTGATGAAGCGGCGCACGTTTTGCTCAAACACCGCTCGCTGCTGTCCCGTCATGTTTGCGGATTGGCCGTAGGCGATCAGCCCGTGGATGATGTCGTCACCGGTGGCGCCACGGGCAAACAGCATCCGCGCCGCGTCCGTTGCGATGCGGTTGCGACGCTCGTTGAGAACGCCCATCGTCAAAGCATTGCCGATACGGTAGACGGCTTCCATCGCGGCGCCCGTCAACGTCGATTGCCGCATTCCGGAAAGCTGCTGATCACCAGCCCCCGCCGGCATCGGGAACAACTCTCGCGCCATGCGCCGAGGCTCGGTCGGAGACCCCGCCTTGATGGCCTGCTCGGTCGCCATCATCTTGGCTTCCGCGTCCATGCGGTTGAGGTACTGGCGGGCGCGCTCTTGAGCGCTCATCGGCGAATTAGCCGTGACCGCGTCTGGCAATGCCATCTCGAGCTTGCGGCGGTTCTCGTACTTGGCAAACGGGTTGACCACCTGTCCGTCGCGGGTCGACGTGACCTGCATCGTGCGGACATTGTTGCGCATGCCCTGCTGAAGACCTTCCCGCTCAGGGATGGACATGCCCTGCATTTCTTGGGCGAGTTGGTTGGCACTCAACTCGTCGCGGAACACCCTATTACCGAGGTCGATTGCCTCCCGGATGTCCTTGCCCTGACCGCTCAGATTGCGGGCGTGCTCCCACACGCTGATGGGGTCGCGTCCGTTTGGCGTGATCGGACGCCCCTGCGCATCACGCGCAATAGCGCCGCGTTGGATCATGAAATTGTCGACCTCTGTCCGCAGATCGCGCGACAGATTGGAGTAAACGCGTTGCAGGTCGGACCCTCGCGGGGCTTCGCGCGCGATCTGATCCACACCACGCTTGATGTAATCGACCATCATGCCGTCGAGGCCGCGCGTTCTATGCGTGCGCAGGTTGACGCCTTGAGCGGCTGCGATCTCCACTGCCCTCGCATAGGCACTTTGCGGCACTCTCTGGAGAATGTCGTTGAGCTGGTTGGTCGGCTCAATGCGGATGGCGCGGAACTGTTCATAAAACGGTGTCGCCGCCGCGTTTCCGCGATCAACAGCAGCACGCGCGGTGATGTCATCGGCCACCGTAGGCCCAATGGTCTGATTGGCATCCTGCGCGATGCGGGACGGTCGCAGGTTGGCGCGGTCCTCAAGCGCGCGACGGCCAATGGTGGCCGATGCGCCGGGCCGATTGTAGAGCGTATCGCCAGCCCGCATGAGGTTCTGCCCGAAGTCAACGAGCATCATCTCATCGGTATTCTGCGGCGTCTTCTGTCGGATGCGTTCCTCGGCAAACTCCATCCCGCCGCCACCTTGGGCGCGAGCTTGATTGACCGCCTGCATCTGGCGGGCGCGATCCCCGCCGTTGATGACGTTCGCCGCGTCGTCCGCCTCAAATGCCTGATGAACGCGGCGCACTGCGGCGGGGTCGTACTGCTGAAGCTGTTGGGGTAGCCCGCGCCGCTGGTTCGACACGTACTCGAATGCATTGCCGAGCCCACCCACGCGCCACCGGAGGAAGGGCGGCCCCAAGGCTACCGCCAACCAAAGCGCCCTGCGCGCCTGAAACCGCTCGATCCTCCAGCGTATCGCCTTCACCGGAGCCGTACAGCGCGCCGTACCCCATACCTGTGAGGCCAAAGTTAACCATTTGAGCGCCGAGGCTGTTACCGGGAATGACTCTGAGCATGCCTAGAGGTGCGGACATCACGCCGCCGAGCATTTTCTGAATATCGCCAACCGTCACGTCGCCGATGACCGGCAGCGTGCCGAGCTTGGTGCTTTCCTTGTCGATCTTGCGGAAGCGAGCGTTGGAGAGGTCTTTAGCCTCCTGATATGGAAGACCAACACGACCGCCAGACGCCCAATTCATCAATTGGTTGAGGCCACCCTCTGCTTCATCGATCCACGAGCCGACCGGCGTTCCGCGGACCACGTTCAAGAGCAACGAGTTTGGGGCGAACTTCTCCTCTGAGGCCCGCTTGTCAGCCCAACCCGTCATGGCTTTGCGTCGTGACTTTTCGTCCATCTTGCCGAGGTCGGCGCGGATGGCCGCATCGGGGCGATTGAGGTCGAACGTTGGCTGTGCGGGAACGGGCGCCGGCTTGGGCTGATCGACCTTGTCCATGTTCGACTTGAAGAACGATAGCACTTGATCGTCCGTCGCCCCGTCCGGCGCCGTGATCTCGTATTTGACGCCGTCCGGACCGGTCAGCTCATAGCGGGCCATTAGTCGAGCCTCTTAAGAGACCAGCCGCCAGCGTCAGAAGGAGCGGGCGCGGTTTGTGGCGATGGTCGCACCGTGGCGCTCGGCTCCGCCATTGACGCCTTGCGCCGTGCAAGATCGACAAGAGCTTGGACTTCCTTGCGCACGTCGGCGAGCGCCTGCCGGTATTCCGCAGTGCCGACTTGCATTGATTGCAGACGCGAAATCGACGCCGTCGCCTTGGCGCCTTCCGCCTCGGTGATGGCGCCGCCACCGCGTAGGCCCGCGTAAGCCTGAAGGAACGCCTTGCCCTGCACCTGATCGATGCGGGATTGAGACGCACGAGCGCGTTGCGTCACGTTCGGAAGCCACGCGCTCACACCTTCCGTCATCTGCGGCAGGTATTCGTCTTTTTCGATGGCGGTTAGCGCGTCTTCCATCAAGCGCGCGTTGGTCTCGACGGCTGGCAAGTCGACCTTGGCCTTGCCTGCGCCCTGTCCCTGCTCAGTCGCCGCCGCCTTGCGATAAGCCAGCACCTCAGCAGGGACCGGAGTCACCCCAGGCGGCATCTGAGACGCCACCAGCTTGCCATCACGGCTCGCCTGCATCGGGACGTAATTGCCCTTGTCGTCTGTTCCCCACGTGATCTGCTGCGCGGTCTGCCCGTTCATGTCGCGCTTCTGCTTCATCCAGTCTTGGAAGCCGCCCGGAAAGCCGTTATTCTTGGCATACTCAAACTCGCGGATGTCGTCGGTTGTTGCGGGTTCCATCGCCTTCTTCAACTGCGCCTCTTTCAACTGACGCGCCAGCTTCGCGTCCGGCGTTTGGCTCTGGATTTCGTTCGCCAGCATCCCAGTCGCGATCTGCTGCCCCGCCTGCGCCGTGCGCGGGTTGCCCAGCATGCCACCCACGCCCGCCTTAGGATCGGGGTTGTTCAATGCGTTTTGCATGATGCGGCCCGCATCGGCGACGCCTTGGCGGTCAGCCTGGTTGGCTTGATCCATCCACGCATTGCCAGAAAGACCCTGAAGCACCCGCGCGACGCCCTGCGTCCAGTGCTGAACCGGGGCGGTGCTCATCCCCTCTTGGATCATGCCGCCGGCCATCCTGCGGCGGGCGTTGACCTCGTCGGGGGTCCACGTGCCGAGCATTCCATTCCCTGCCATCGGCGGGGCTCCCTGCGTCATGCCGGCGACGGCCGGCGCTGCACTCTTTGCGGCCTGGTCGCCTTGCGCGGCCCTGAATGATCCCGCCGCTGGTCCGAGCATCCCGACAACACCGCCCATCGACTGCGGCACGGTGACGGACGGGGCGCCACGGTCGCGCGGGTCCTGAAACGGCCCCCACGCATTGGGGTCGAGCTCGACGTGGTTCGGGTCGGTCTTGGACAGGCTCTCAGGTAAACGCAGCCCGTAGCGCCGCGCGTTTTCGCGCATCCACGGCACATCGCCCTCAAGGTCGGCGGCAAGCCCCTTTTGGTGCATGCTGCCGCCGACTGGAGCGGCATAGCCCTTGATCCCACGCGCGTACTCAAGGAACGACGCCGGACGCTTATTGACGTTCAGGGACACGCTATTGATGGCGCGGGCCTGATCCATGGGGCTGCGATAGCCGCTGATCACCTTCGCGCTGCGCCCGGCCTCCTGGCCCCCCGTAAGAGCGCCGCGCAAGCGAAGGTCAAATTCAGGGTCGAGCGTTGCCATTTCAGCCGCTCAACATTTTGGACGCGACCGCACCGCCGAAGCTCATGTTGTTCCCCATCGGCATGCCCATCAGAGACCCCGCGATGCCGGCAATCCCGCCCATCATGGCGTTTTGCTGCTGCACCTTCTGCTGCCACTTCGCCATGTCCATCTGCGCCGACTGCATCACGATGCTGGCCATGTCGGTGTTTGCGATGCCCTGACTCTTGATGGGGGTCATGGCCGGCATGTTGATCTGGCCGCCGTGCATGATGGCGGACACCTCGTTCAACACCTGATTACGCTCGAGCACGCGTTCCTGAATGGCGCGTTCGCGCAAGGTGGTTGCGAAGTCGGCCAGATCGCGCAGCACCTGATAGCGGCGCATGTTCACGCTGTTGCCGAACTCCAGCAGCGTGACCGTGTCGCGGATCATGCGGGATGCTTCCTCGCCGGCCGCGATGTCAACCTGTATCCGAGCATCCGTCGTCTTGTTCGTGTGGGCGCGCATCTCGCGTTCCCAAGCGGTGGTGCCTGAGAATATCCCCTGATTTGCCAGCTTGGCCTCGAGCGCGTCGAGGTCGATCCCGATCTGATACTCCAGTCGGTCGAGCATCGCTTGCCGGACGCGCTCGCGTTCCGTGGCGTAGTCGTTGCTCGACGATGCAAGGTAGGGCGCAGTTGGCGCGGTGCCGGCTGCGGATATGCCCGTCAAATTGAACGACGACGAAAACCGCGTTGCCATGTCGTCAGTCTGCGCGATGGCAAACTCGTTCAGGTTGGCCTTGTATGCCTGCTCTTGATCCCACAGCGCCTTCATGGTGGGCTTGAGCGCAAAGGTTTTCTTAAACCGCGGGATGTCGCGCGTCGTCGTGCCGGTCAGATTGCCGCTGCTGTCGTACTGCGGATCGTCGAGAGAGTATGTCCCGATCTCAGTAAACCCGGTGGTGTATTCCTCGGTGTCTTCGTCTGCGTTCTGCAACACCATCGACGCCACAGCCACGGAGATGCTCGCGAGCTGTTGGGCGTTGCTGAGCTTGTACGGGTCGGGCGTCGGAGGAGGTGACGGGGCCTTCACTTCTGCGCCCTCCAGAATTTGCAGTTGTCCCGTTTCAGCCCGAACATGATGATGTCGCCCCCCGTTGGGCCGGCCCCTTCCTTGATGCCTTCGGGCTGAAACCCAAGGCGCTCGGCCTGTTCAATGGCGTGCGTGTTGTTTTCGTCGATGTCGACGGACACTCTGGGAAGGTCGAGCTGGCCAAACGGGAACGCGAGTATTTTCGACACTACATCCGGCGTCATGAATGCGCCTTCCTCAAGCGCGACGGCAGCATAGATATCGCCGCCGTATTTCTTCCCATCGACTATATTTGGCTCACGATGGTTGTAGAAGTAGGCGCCGCCAATCAGCTTCCCATTGTCCCCGACGATGCCGACCGCACGGAACGGCACCGACACCACGTCACCGCCGAGCTTGTCCTCAATCCACGTCGCAACGTGAGCATCTGCATCCGTCAGAATGTCGTTGACGACCATCGTGCTCAAGGGTTGCCTCCTGCTTCCACGATGCTGTCTCTCCCGATGTAGAGGCACCCGCGCGACGATTTCACCGACATGCAGAATGCCGAATCCCTGCCGCGTCCGGCGACCACCTGCGCGGCGCCCTTTTGAAACGCCTGCGTCGTTGCCGTGAACGTCGCTGCCGGGTCGGCGAAGTCGTAAATCATCTTGATCCGCGGCCGGTACGTCGGCGGGTCCTCGAACAGCGGCATGATGACCGTCTGGCGCTCGACGCGGCCACTCGCCCGCGCGTAGGCTTCCACCATATAACTGTCGATCGACGCGCCGTTGTCGGTGGTGCCGGTGTAGCGGCAAACCGTACCGGCAGCGGTTCCGAACCACAGCTCCTTACCTGTGTCGATCCAACATGTCGCGGCAAGGCCAGACCATTCAGACCATCCCTTGTCCCCCAGCACGAACTGGCGGTTGCCGCCCGTGCGGGTGCGGTTGATGATCAGCACGTTCTCGCTGCCTGCCTCACAGACGTTCCACGTCTCTTCAGTGCCCGGAGACGCGTCTAGATCCATGTCAAAGGTGACGGTGTCGGTGTCGTCGAACAGCCAAGCGGTCGTGGCGTCAAACGTGTAGGGATACGGGTTGCCGTCGTCTTCTGCGTCCGCGATCGCTTCGTCATATGCTCGCGCAATCTTTGCCGTCAGAGCTGCGTCTTGCTCCTCTGACCGCGATTTGCCCAGCAAAGCGGGGATGGAAAGCAGTCCATCGCGGCTGAGGTAAGCGAGTTGTTGTCCCACCCGGCAAAAACAATCGCGTCCCACGGGCGGCGGCACATCGTAGACGCCCACGAGTGACCACGTCGCTGCATTGTCCGGGTCATAGCCGGCGTATACGATCAGTTCGCCGTTGCTTGTGATGGTGTAGAGCTTGGACGCGCCGTTCGTAGCGCCGTCATCACTGTGCGACGCGCAAGCCAAGAGCTCGCCGCCCCGCTTCACGAGCGGCTTTACGTCGAGGAGCCGCGCCGTGCCCTGAAAGGCGTTGATCGGCAAATACCAGAGCTGGAGAGCACCGTTTTCAATGAAAACCGCGCGCCTGCCGTGAACGCACACGGAGATCAGGTCTTCCTTGCGCACGCCCGTGATTGCACTTGAGCCCCATGTGCCGTTGATGAAGTAGCGCGGGCCGCTGCCGTTGGTCGCAATGATGCCAGCCCCGGCACCGTTGGCAAAAGGCGCCCACGACCAACGCCCGCCGGTGAAACCCGTCACGGCCGACACTGCCGCGCCTGATGCCGTGATCTCCCAAATGGCCGTTTGCGTGGCTGCAAAATACCGATCACCCGCGCGCATCAACGCGGTCACACCTCCGGTCAAGCCTGTGTTGCGGACGGTGTAGCCCTTGCGCTGCTCGAGCCCATAATCACGAACCACCCAATTCCGCAGCACAATGGCGTCGCCCTTGGGCATCTCCCGCCACGGGTCCCGCGCATTGAGCCCCCCAAGAGGCGCAGGGATCGGCAACGATTTCCCGGCCGGACGCGCCAGGTCGCGAAGCCCGGCAGGGATCATAGGTTGGCGCTCGCCGTGATCGTCGGGTTACGCAGGGCGATTGCTGTACCGCTGACCGTTGTGCTCGCCGCCGTGTCAATCGTGCACGAGGCGAAGTCGTCGGCGATGGCCGTTACGCGAGCGACAAGATCGGCAGCCGCCACACCCGCCCCGGTTATCGTCAGATAAGCGCCAAGTCGGACCTTGTCCGCGCTGTTGCCCGTCAGCGTCAGAGCGGTTGTGCCCGACGTGATGTCACCCGTGACGCCCGCGATCGTGCCCTCAGTGCCGGCCGTGCTGACGTACCACATATACGGGCTGCCTGTGACAACCGGAAACCTCAAGATGCGCTGCCCAGTCAACACGGTCGACTTGCCCGTGTGCGCTGCGCTGGTGTTGCTCCCGATGACCTCATGCACGCCCACCTTCGGCCAACCAACGTTCCCTTCTGCAATGGGCGCTGACGCGAGCCGATATTCTTGACCGGAGCACAGGTTCAACACGGCCGAACTGTCGTTCAAGTGCACGTTGTTCTTGAAGACGATGCTGTTTCCAAAATAGCCGTCCGTATTCAGGCGGAAGCCGACACCGCTTGCGCCGGACGATGCGAACCCCGTGTTGCCTTCGACGACGATGAACTCGGCCGGGTCCGATGGGTTGGTGGCGCCGTCCATGATAACCGCGCTGCCCGTATAGCCCGATACCACATTACCCCTGATCACGAGGTTTTTGATATACGGTTGCTTTTCGACGGCCACGCCCATCGTGCCTGAGCCGCCCGTGAACATGATGTTATTGTTGGCCACAAGAGCGTTGTTGATTCGCTCGGCATTGAGCCAGATGCCGTAGCCGTTGGGCTGGACAATCTCGTTATTCGAGATGATCAGCGGCTCGTACATGCCCAAGATGTCCACGCTGGCGCCGAACGAAGCATCATGAGTGCGCAGCCGGTTGTTCGTGATCTTGAGGCGACCCGGAGAGTAAGCATCGTTCGTCGTCGCCGTGTTGATGGCCCGGCCGTCGCCGTCGAAGGTGTTCCCGTCAATGTCGCAGGTCCAAGCGCGAACGAGGGCGCCCGCATAGCACCCCTGCGCGTGGTTTCCGGTAATCTGGAGATCATGCACTTCTTCGTGGCTTCCGAACGCCGCGCGGTGAGTGTCGACAGCCCAATTGTTCGACTGCGTGATTGCGTAGCCTTCGGCAGCGTCGGCCAGATGACGCACACGCACACCACGGCAGCCGTGCACCAGACCGCGACGAGTGCGGTAGAAGTAAACCCCGTAAAAGCTGGAATTCTGTCCTTCCGTGATTGCGACCGTGTCGCCAATGCCCACCATGTCGCAATTGTAGACGCCGACATCAACGGCGTAGTCGGTGACGATGGCAAACCCTTGGAAGCCGTCCGTAACCACATCGCGCACAGTAAACTGCGCCACGCCGTATGCGCTGATGGCGACCCGGCCGAAGCCGTTCGACATGTTTTCAGTGACACCGCCACCTTGGAAGTAGCCGCCAATAAACTTGACGTTCGTGACCGGACGCTTGATTTCTACAGTCACCGTCTGGCCCGATGTCGTCAGGGCCAAGTGCGCCGGCACCTCGAGCTTGATGGTCGATCCGGCCACGTTCGTGACGCGGTTTACGTCGGTGTAATAGGCGAGCGTGCCCGCGTTGTCATAAAGCACCTGCGTCGAAATAAACCGAACGATGTCCCCGGTTTGCACTCCAGACGCACTGGTCAGCGTCGGGCTGACGCTTCCAAGCGCAAGGCTCGAGGCCAGCGTTGTGCTGATGACATCAGTCCCCAACACTCGGAACACAGAGCCGTTCGCGAAGGTGCTTTTGTTGTAGCCGAGATTTGTCGCGACCCACGTTGAGCCGCGCAGGTCAAACGTGGTGTTGCTGGTCGAGGACGTGACGGTGGTGTCGATGCGATAGGTCCCGCGCGCCACAAGCACAGACCCGGACTGCATCGCATCAACACAGTCTTGGACCGCGTCGCTGTCGTCTGCTGATCCTTCGTTGACCGCGCCGAACTGTTCCGGTCGTAGTTCGCGACGATCGATCTCCCACCATTGACCATCGGACGACTGCGCCTTGCCGGCGTGCGACGGCTCAGAGCCGACTTGGAACCACAAGGCCCCGCCGCCGTCGCCATCCGTTGCATAGTTTGCCGTGCGGAACGCAACCGTGGTCGCCGGGAACGAAGTCGCGGCGATGTCGGCATAAGTCGGGAGCACCACCGACGCTTTGACGAGGGCGGTAAAGTTGGTGTTGATCTTGCCGCCAGCAACGCGCGGACTGTCGCCCGTGCCGTCGTTGGCGACGGTGCCAATGTTGATGCTGTCAAGCACGGATCAGCTCCACTCGGTAGCCTTCCAAGGCAATCGAATCCGCCGAATTGGCCAGCAACCCCGCGAACACGAGGTCTCGCGCGGACGTGGTGTCGATCGTTCCCGTGATGTTAGCCGCCGCAGACCCAGCATAGGCCGGTGAAGCTCCACCAATTTGTGAGCTTGTAGAGTTGCGATTGGCGATCGTGTAAGCAAATCGATAGGTCGCGTTTGTGGTGACCGCCAAGCTCACGAACGACGTGCCGCCAAAACGGACGCGCATCGTCTTGCTGTTGGCATTGTTGGTCATCGACCACATGCATTCGATCTGAAGATGATCGTTCGGACCCATGGGCGGAACGGAAATTGTCACGAGCGTAGTCTCGGACGTGGTCCCGGTGTGCGCGACTTGCGCATGAGACGACCACACGCGCTGGATCTGATTGCGAGCAAACCTTGGCATTAGGTGAGCTCCGTAACGCGAGCCGCACCGGTCGCGGAC